CTTGCCTGCTTGGCTCTCTCTGGCACCCTGCAAGCCACCGATACGATCATGCCAAGCCACCCGAACTGCCGGTGCGTGATGATACCGGAAACCCTCAGCTGGGCAGAGATAACCGGCGATAGTAGCATTCCGGATACCCGCCCCAAGGTGGCAACCGGTGAAGAGATACTGAAGGGGCTAACACCGCTTGAAGCCCAGCAGATACTAGGCACCGCTCGCTATAACCTTTATGCTGAGGGGCTGCCGCTCAGTGACATGGCAACCGTGGTGCAGAACGCTGACTGGGGGCCTACCACTAGGGTATTGCCGCTGAGAGACCTAGAGGGATACCAACCGGATCTAACGACCTACCTATGAAAAATGCACTGTGGGATAGTGGGTGTATGGACTTGCTGACATCTTCCGTAGACGGTATCAAGAGCGACCGGTTAGGCTACGTCAAGGGCTACCTGGTTCGCTTTGGCGATACCAAGACCGCCGACCTTGAAGGTGACTTTTTCACACCTCAAACCGACTACGGTTTCCCGGTTGCCAAAGGGCAGCGAGTCCCTTTGAATGTGTACTATCACCACGGTATGGATGCCGCTGTCGGGAAGAAGAGCATCGGTACAGGCTTTATAAAGATGGACGATGTCGGGCTATGGTATGAAGCCCAACTAGACATGGCCGACGAGTACGGCTCGATGATCGCGAAGCTCTGCAAGCAAGGCAAGATGGGTTTTTCCTCTGGTGCTGCTGGTCATCTGGTAGAGCGTAAGAGCATGGGCGGTGCCGCTGAAATCACCCGCTGGCCTATCGCCGAAGCAAGCATTACACCGACACCAGCCGAGTATCGTAACAGCGTCAAAACCCTCAAGGAGTACTACGGCATGGAGCCTATAATGGATATGGAAGAAGAGATGGTCATGGCTCCAATGCCTGAGCAGTCCCCTGAAGAGTACGCTATGTCGGTATACGATGATGCTGAAGGTGACCTAATCCACGAGGGGCTTGAAGCTTACTACGATGCGCTCTGCGGAGCCATCGAAGCGGTATCAGATCAGAGTATGGCGGATGCCGTGATTGATGAATTTGCTCGACGTGCTAAAGGGCTATATGCCATGCACGGTATGAAGAGCGTACAACCCGCATCCTTGCGGGGTGTAGAACGTCGACTGCGGGATGCAGTCGGTCTTAGCCGGGCGAGCGCCAAGCGCTTAGCACCTGTAGTCTGGGATTCACTGCGGGACGCAGACCAGCCAGAAGTGCAACCGGAACTCGTAGTAGAGGCGAAAGCCCATGACAATGACGAACGCCAGGAACTGCTGGCACGTCTGGAGTTGCTAACACAACTATGAATATCGAACAACTGACAGCCAAGCGTGAAACGCTTTTGGCTACAGCCCGTGAGCTGGCTTCCGGTGATGGTGACCTCGCACAGGTCAAGAGCATCATGGCCGAAGCAAAGCACATTGAAGAGCGTGTAGAGACAATCAAGAGCCTCGGCGCTTCCGCTCCTGTCGTTACACCTGCGGTTGACGCAACCCCATGGAAGGGCGGCATCAACGTTCAGCGTAACCCGTTCAACGGATCCGCTGACGAGAAGAACCTGAAGGCTTACACCTTTGGCCAGTTCGCTCGCCACCTCGCCGGTGTCAAGTCCGCTACAAAATGGCTCCAGTCCAACGGACACATGAAGGCGCAGAACGAAGGCACGGACACTGCCGGTGGTTTTACGGTTCCTAACATCGTTTCCTCGGATCTCATCTACCTCCGTGAAATGTACGGCGTTGCTCGCCGCAACAGCCGCATCTACCCTATGTCCTCGGATACCCTTTTGGTTCCAAGTGCAACCGGTAGCACCACGGTCTACTACGCATCCGAAGCGACAGCAATCACCGATTCGCAGCTGACTTTCGCGCAGGTTTCCCTGAGCGCAAAGAAACTTGCTGTCCTTACGATTGCATCGAAGGAACTTGGCGAAGATACGGTTATTGACCTTGGCGCAGCACTTGCCCGTGACATGGCATACGCCATCGCCAAGGAAGAGGATAACGCTTGTTTCAACGGTGACGGTACATCCACTTATGGAAGCATCACTGGTATCCTTAATGCCGTCTACGGCTTGAACGCTACAAAGGCTAACATCGCTGGTGTCGTTCTTGGTGCTGCACTTTCCGGTGCCGCATTCAGCAACTTCACACTGGCTAACTTCCAGTCGATGGTTGCAAAGTTGCCAACGTACGCAGACAATGCCAAGTGGTATATGCATAAAGACCTGTTCTTTAACGGTGTTGCTGACAAGCTGATTGCACTCGGTGGAAACGCAATCCTCGACATCCAGAACGCATACACCCAAGCACCTACGCTGTTCGGCTATCCGATCGAGTGGGTTCAGAATATGCCAAAGGCACCAGCTGCAACAACCCCGGTTGCTATCCTTGGTGACCTTACAAAGGGTGTTGCTTTCGGTGACCGCCGTGCAATGACGGTTGAGGTTTCCGATCAGGTGAAGTTTGTCGAAGACGCTCTTACCTACAAGGCTACAGAGCGGTTCGCTTTCAACGCTCACGATGTTGGAAACGTCAACGCTTCCGCTGCATCTAAGGTGCCTGGTTCGCTTATCGTCCTCGCAACCACAACCGCTTCCTAAACGGCTCGGTTCTACTCAAGCCCTCGGCAGACGTGCCGGGGGCTTTTCTTTATGTCTACTGCGTTAGTGTTGACAATAGGGCTGTGTGGGATAGTGCTAGCATGATGACACGAGCCGAAGCGATAGCGCAGGTATCACTTTTTGTGGATGCCCAAAGTTATCCGCAGATGTCCACAACCGAGATAGGAAGCATCCTTGATTCCTTCTCACGGTTCAGCACTTGGACGGCTAGCACCACCTATGCTGTCGGTGACCGTGTAGTGCCTACAACGCCCAACGGGCGGGTTTATGAGTGTCGAGTAGCCGGTACGTCAGGCACGACACAACCCGATTATCCGGTTTATTCTCCTTACCAAGTCAAGGGCTATACCCTCGAAGATGGCACGGGAGACCCAACCTTGATGTGGGTAGACCAAGGGCCGATCAATGTAGAGCGCTACGATGTAAGGACAGCCACCCGGCAAGCGTGGATGATAAAGGCTAGTCGCTGTGCAAGTGACATCGATGCCAAGGAAGGCACAAGCGATGTGAAGCTTAGCCAACTGAAAGCACATTGCCTTTCGATGGCTGAACGATATCGCCCCCTGGTGTTCGCATGAGTCCTATCCTACGCGCAACCATAAGCGCTGGTATGGTACGCAACCTTTGCCAAGACCGGGTAGAAATACACCGCTTCACACTCACCGAAGACGGCAGGGGCGGTGCTACTGAGACGTGGCGCAAGGTTGCCGAGTACAACGCCAGGCTAACCAACCAATCAGACACAGAATCGATTGTAGGCGGTGGTATTCAATCATCTGCACAGTGGACGCTGATAGTCGCTGTTAGTGCTGATGTCATGCCGCAAGACCGGGTTTACCGTGTAGGTGATGACTCGAAGTACTACGATGTCATCGGGACAGACTTTGGGCAAACCGAGCTGCTCGTTCAGCACGTAGGATTAGTGGAGCGTACATCATGACGGCGGAGGCGTGGGTTCCTATCGGCATACAAGCCTTTATAACCGTTACTAGTATCGGTGCCGCATGGGTGGCTATACAGGTCAGGCTGACGCGCCTAGAGACTCAGGTGGCACACATCATCTCAACGCTCGATGGTCAACAGCAAGAAGTGCGCCGCATCGAACAGCGACTCGGTAAACTCGAGAACAAGGTTTCAGCGCTGGAGGCGATCATACAAAGATGAACAGTATCAGCATCAAAAGATTGGTGGTCGTTGTGATCGTGGCTTTCGTAGCTGCTTTTACCTCGGTCTTTGGCGATGGGGTCAGAACCGCTGAAGCACACGACCTCAGCGAGCTCGGCGCAGTGCTGGCACTCTACGGCAGCAAGGCGGTAGCGGCGGGTGTCTCCGCTGCGGTGTCTAGTGTGCTGGCGTTCTTGACGATGCCGTTCAAGGGTACGGACTTCAA